CGCCGCCACCGCCAGCGCCAATCACGACAATCTGTGCGCGTGTGACGCCGGCCGGCGCGGTCCAAGTGCTGCTGGAGGTGAAAAACTGCTCGCGGAGCTGAACAACCGACGCAGGCGGCACAGACAGCTCGCCCGCAGAGAGGGACAGCCCCGAACCGATTGTAATCTCCTCTACCGCGCCGATGCTTGCCGTCGAACGGCCCAGCAGGCGCGCCGTGTTCATGGTCAGGCCAGACGCCGTAACGTCGCCGGTTGCGGCGGCGCCAAGGTTGGTGCGCGCGGTCGCAGCGGTAGACGCCCCCGTGCCACCCTTGGCGACGGAAATGACGTTGCCGTTCCAAGTGCCGCTTATGTCGCCTGTTACCGCCAGATCGCCAGCAACAGTTACGTCGTCACCGACGCTCAGATCGCCAGTAATAGTGACGTTACCCGTGAACGTAGGGGAGTTAACCGTAATAGCGCCATACACATTATCGTAAGTAGCAATCGTAACGCCGAGCGAGGTCTGGAGCAAAAACTTGTATGTGCTGGCGCTGTCGAGCCAAATCTCATTAACGCGGCCAGCGGCGTCGAGAACGATTGGGTTGGTGTGCGGGGTCGTGCCGGCGGATGTCGTGTACGTTGCCAGCGGCGTCGTGGTGCCGGCGGCGTAGGTGTAGACAAGGCCGCCCGACAAAGGGTCGCCGTTGTTATCGAAGAACTGCGCCCCAACACCTGCGAAAAGCGAGATAACGACGGGCATGGGCTACCTCGGCACCAGAGTGATTGTGGGCGCGACCGTGTAGGTCACACGGAGATAGTCGTATGGCGACAGCCAAAATACCCCCGCGGTCGAGCCAACACCATAGAAAGTTACGTTGTCTCGGGAGAAGGCAATGGCCGACACAGTGCCGCCTGTCACGATCAGATCAACCGAACGGCCGGTCGTGTTCTGGAACGTGAAGGGCGACGCGCCCACGGTGACGCCGCGCGGCGGGATGCTCCAGCCGGGCACCTCGTCGGCGGGCGGTGGCGCAACAGCAAGGCCGTCAATGGCCTGCCACAGCACAAGGTTGGTGTCGGCGCTGTAGCTTCCGGGAGGGCTAAGGGCTGCGTCTTGCAGCGCGGTAAGGAACACAGACGGGTCAGCCGACGGAGGGCCAACTTGCAGATCCTGAAGGGTTTCGGTGTTGGATCCGCTGCCCGTCAAAATGAACAGGTTAAAGAAGAAGCGATACCACTCGCGCGTCATCAAGCCCGTATTGGGGTCAATGACGGATACGCGGGGCGCGGGGAGGCTGGTGACGTTAATGGTGCTAGGCATTAGTCGGCCGAAGCGCCAGCTCGGCGCCCATGATAGCGATCTTCACGGGATCCGTGCCGGATACCTCGTACACACGGTCGCGGATCTCTAGTGTCATGCCAAGGCGCCGCCAGATGGTGCGGTAGCCAAACTGGCCAATCCGCCCCATCGACTTCCAGTGTTCGTTTGACCAAGTGTGGCCGCCATCGTCCGACCAGCGCAGCATGGCGCGAGGGATCATTGTGGTGAGGTTGGTGTCGAAGACCAGCATAGCGTCCCCGTCTTCGGTTACCAAAATGTCGCCGGCTTCGGTCGCCAAGACGCCTACTTCAAACAAAGTAGAAAAAATCTCGTCTTCCGACGGGGGTTGGTCGAGCCCTACGCCGGTCTCGCAGTCGAGCTGCAAGCTGTAGTGAGTCGTGCGCTTTAGGTTGTTCTGGCCGGTTGGCAGGGCGCGCCAGGATCGCAGCCACCGCTGAACCGCGTCGTCGTCAGCGTAGACATCAAGGTCAAAGGCATAGAGCTTGCCGTTCTGGTAATCGCCTACGATGACTTCGCTGTTGAACGCCATCTGGCAGTTGCTGCGGTGGCGAGTGTAGCTGCCGTTATTCCAGCCTGCACGCTCGTGCCATGCGCCGGTGGCGATGTCGTAGACCCAGGTGGTGTCGGCCTGCGGGAAGATCAGCACATAAAACGAGTGGCCGTCTTGCTGGTAGGTGTAGGCAATCGCATCCGACAGATTGCCGTACTGCTGGATCTGCCACTCGACAGCGTGGGTCGAGATGCGAACGGCTTGGTAGCCATTGGTGCGGTAGACGATGCCTCGGCCGCGGGCATCGGCGCCCAGCCAGAAGACGCTGTTGTCCATCTTGGCGACGGAGAAGGCGGCAGCGCAGCCCACCTCGTTGAAGGCGCCCTGGATGCGCTGGAGCGGGAAGTCAGCCGTGCCGGCGTTGTACCAGACCTCGGTAGAGTTGGTGCCAAACAGCCAGACTTCGCGGTTGCTGACAATCAGCGAGACGAGGCCGTCAGGAGAACCCTCGGCGCTGGCGAAGTCGAGCGGATCGACCTGCGTGCCTTCCAGCAGGCTTGTGATCCAGATCTTCTGGCTGTTTGGTTCGTTGAACACGAAGTAACCGTCAAGATAGGCAACAGCCACGGCGCCGGGGAAGTCAACGTCGGTGATCTGTTGAAAGACGGTCGTCAGAGTGTTGTAGATGTAGCTGGGGCCGTTGGCGGCGATGAATATCTGAGTGCCGTTGTCGGCCATCGACACTGGGCCAGTGTTGGCAACCGTACCGATGGTCGTGACGTTCCAGCTCGTATCAACGCGGTAGAGCGTGTTTCCCGACACAACATAGCCGTAGGAACCTAACTGCCACAGCCCACGGATAGGGCCGGTGCCAACTGTCACCACGCGGCGCAGGCCAGGCGCGCGCTGGAGGAAAGCCGGCTCCTTGCCAGCCTCGGGCACGATCTCAGGGAACAGGTTCACCATGCGGCTGTCCGCAGCATTGACGCTGCGGGCGACGTAGGTGCTGCCGAGGATCGCCGTCTTCATGGTGTTTTCACCGTTGACGCCCGCGCCGCAGCAAGGCAAGAAAACACCAAGGAGCTTCTGCCATGCTTACGCGCGACCGACTCAAAGAACTTTTTGACTGTGATCTTGAAACCGGCCTTTTGCGCTGGAAGGTAAAACCCAACCGCCGGATACGAGTAGGCAGTATCGCGGGGACGGTCAACGACTTTGGGTACCGCATCGTGCCAGTAGCTGGCCGCAGGTACCGGGCGCACAGGCTTATTTGGCTGTACGCGCACGGAGAATGGCCGAAAAACGACATCGACCATATAAACGGCAGGCCGGACGACAACCGATTGGAAAACCTGCGGGATGTGACGACGGCCGAAAATATCCAAAACCAAATGGCGGCGCACAAAAGAAATAAAACGGGCAGATTGGGCGTAACCGAACGAATATACGGATACGAAGCGCGCATTTGCACGAACGGGGTCAGCAAACAACTTGGCGTTTTTAAGACCGCAGAGGAAGCGGAGAACGCCTATATTGAGGCTAAAAGGCTGTATCATAGCGCCCCTCGCCATCAGTAGTTACCTGCAAAAATATTATATCTTTGCCTAGTCCCCACGATGCTGTAGGGCAGCGCCATCACATCATCCGGGTTGTTGATCCGCTTGAGGTTGCGCTTCGACGTCATGGCGATGCGCGACACCTGTGGGGTCGGCTCAACACCAAACTCCGGCGCCATCTCGCAAGCCAGATTGTAGCGGAAGGCGCGGAGGTAACCCGGCGGAAAGGTCAGTTCAGTGGCCAGATTGGCGGGCTTTGACAGCGGCTGAACCGAGACGATGTGGAACTCCAACACCTTTGTCGGCACCGGATAAACGTACATCTCGATGTTCGGATACGTCATGTTGACCCACAGCACTTGGGGGTAGGTGCTGGTGACGGTCTTCACGGCAATGCCGTTGTACTGCTGCTGATTGATCAGCTTAAGGCCGTAGGAAATGCCGGAGGCCGGGTCGCGGAAGTAGGTGCTGTCTTCCACCAAGATTGGGCGGTCGCCCACGATATCGCCGGTCGGCCCAAAGGTCCGAAAGAGCGCGCCGGGCGGCCACGTTTCCACTTGATCAATGGTCGAGAACACGGCGAGGCGTTCGGTGTTCCAGCTGTCGATCATCTGGTTCATGGCGTTGAGCGCGTCTTGAGACGTCTCAGAGGACGGCGTTTCGCCTTCGGCCAGCACGCCCAGCAGGCGGAGCGATCCGTTGATGATGTCGCCTGCCGTGGCCATGTCAGTCGTCCTTATTGGCGCGCGGGCGGCCTCGACGGCGCGGGGCCTCAGAGGTCATTGTATCACCACCAGCGGCGCGTGCCAGCATATTGACGGGGGCCGCGTTTGCCTCCGCCATCCGCGACCAGCCGTTCTCCTCGTCCTGTTCGGCCTCAAGGTCCATGAAGGCGACCTTAACGCCGTGCCGAGGGTGTTCAAGGTAGATGACTGGCATGTGAGCCTCAAAAGGTCGGCCCCCTGCCGAAGCAGGGGGCCGGGTACATTACACGACGCGGTAGAGGGTCCAGGCGCCAGCCGCAGACTTGCGGGCGACGAACTGGGCGCCGGTCGTGACCGGGACGGTCATCGTCAGCGAGCCCGTGATCGTCCAGCCGGTGTTGGTGGCGATGATCGCCGTGCCGGAGGACGTGCCGAGGTTCACCAGGCGGAAGGTGAACGCCGTGCCCACCTTGTCCGAGTTGGACAGGACAAGTTCCAGATCCGCCACCGTCGGCAGGGTGTAGGTGACGGACGCGGCGGTGATCCCGGAGTTCGCCAGGATCAGCCCGTTCAGCACCTGCGCCGGGGTGAGCGTCGCCGCCGTAGTGACGGAGACGGGATCGGGGAGCGCGTCGATCAGAGGCTCGTTGAGGTTGCCGTCACCGATCTGGTAACCGCCGCCGCCATTCGGAATTGCCATGTTCGTGTTCTCCTTTCCTGTGCCTTAGCCCCAGAGCCGCACGGCCATGGGCGGGCGGATGGTGTTGAAGCCGTAGAGGACGTCGATACGGCAAGGCAGGCGGTCGTTGTTGATGTCGTACTGGCGCACGACACGCAGCGAGATGCCGTTGTGAACCTGGCGAGAGGCCATGTCCACGCCCTGCGGCAGCAGCAGGTCGGCCGTGGCGAACGAGATGGCGTCCTTGTGGTAGATCAGGTTCTGCGGGTACTGCGTGGACGCAGCGCCGAGGAACGTGATCACCGCACCAGCCTGCGGGAAGCTATCGACGGTCGCCAGCGCGTTGGACGAGGTGTAGAGCGCCGGAGAGATCTTGACCGCGGTGTACGCGCCGCCGGACGCCGCAATGGCCTCCGTCACCACGAACTGCTGGAGCGAACCCGTGGACTCGCGGGTCTGCGGGTTGACCGCAAACACGCTGGCAATCGTGAACACGTCGCCAGCGGCAAGCGTCTGCGAGCCGGTGCCGGTGATGTTCAGCGTGGACTGGCCCTGCGTGGACACGGTGGTCGTCACCGTGTGCGCGCCGGTGCGGGAGCCGGTCTGGTGCTGCTTGATCGACTGAGACATGTTGATCTCGTCGTAGCCCAGCACGCCCATG